GCTTGACAGAAGGACTTACCGAGGACGAAATCCAGGAAGTAAGCACAGAGGTAGCGACGATGATTCAGAGCATTACAAAGAGATACAAGCTGGATGTTGTGCTTCCTGCAGAGCCGGTAGTCAAGGAAGAACCGGCGGCCGAAGAGAAGGTTGAGGAGCAGGTGGCTGAGGAACCTACAGAAGAGGTCAAGGAAGAAAAGCCGGTCGAAAAGCCGAAGAGACGTGGCAGAAAGCCGAAGAAAGAGGAGGTTGCGTAGGATGGCATACGAGAGAAAGACAATCGACACCTGGGAGTTGCAGCTGAATTACGGGTACGGCTGGGAGTACACATTGACAGAGTTCACAAGAGAAGAGGCAAGGGCGAGACTGAAAGAGTACAGAGAGAATCAGCCTCAGTACCCAGCAAGACTTGTTAAGAAGAGAGTAAGAAAGGAGGAGGTTGCATGAGTTCAACGGCAAAGCTGACGGCAGAGCAGATTGAGAACCTGGCAAAGGAAATCAGAGAGTTTCTGCTGGAGCATGGGTTATGGCAGGATGTAGACATCTATTTCAACGGAAAGCGGTTCACACAGCATGATCCGGTAACCGGAAAGTATTACTACAACGACAGAGAGCATCTGATCGAGGAAGAGAACCAGGACCCAAGAACGTATTTCGAGTACGTGAATCCGGACCATATCCTCAGCATGAGTTTTGAAGGTCCGGTATGCGAGATGCTGTATTACGGCATCCTTCCTTCGGTAAGAAGAGAGTTTGACAAGATTTTTGAGCGATACGGTTTGTATTATGAGTTCGGGCATCACTGGAATTTCAGTTGCTATTACATTTAGGAGGTGCGGCGTGGTAGAAGTTTTGAAAGATTCGGTAATCAGAGTGCAGTCAAGCATGAATGAGTGGATGGATTGTGTGTTTGTGGTAAGCAAAGAGGATGAGGAAAAGGCACACGAAGTATTGAGCAAAGCCTGGGACAGCTTTTGGGAAGATGGAGACGGTTGGTGCTACGGTAATTACCTGGAAGATAAGCTGGTAAATGCCGGTATTGCATTCGATGCGTACTACGCAGATGCGGAGGAATAAGAACATGGAAGAATACAAGGGCATAGTGAGAGGCTTGAAAATGCTTCTCGACAAGGCAGAAGAAATGGGGTGGAACTGGGAAGCCTACATTGAGCCGGACAGCAGAAGAACCTATGTTGAAATCGGACAGGAATCACCTGCAGGAGAAGATTTCTCAATGACGATTGATTTTGATGAAGAGAACCAAGCAGACAGTTTCAAGGACAACTTGGAATCCTGCTACGAAGGTTTCGACATCGACGAGCATATCGAAATGTGGATAGAAGCCAAGAGAAGCGGAACGAGTGGAGTTCCTTCCACAAGGGAGCTTGTAAAGGATGCAGAAGCCATTGACGGTATGATATTGGAACTGTCGCAGGCCTTGCAGAAAGTAAACATCCCGGTACTGGTTGGCAGTTACACACCGCCGGACGAAAATGGAGAAGGCGAAAAGATTGTTCGTGAGTTCTACGGACAGGGACATATCTTCAAAGACGAAGATGCGTTTTACCACAGACCGGATGATCCGTGTTACATCCCGGAATTATCCGATACGGTGTACACGAGAAACAGCATCCTGCAGGAGTGCAACCAGCAGGACGATTTGGCAGAGGAAGTTTTTGAGACATTGGACTGGCAGCACGTGAGCAGTCTCTTGGAAGATTGGTTCAGAAATGGAGAATTAGATACCTGCAAAGAATGCGGGAAGATGTTTAACTGCTACGGAGTAACGAAGTGCCCGTACTGCGGAGCAGATTATAAGGGAGGTGATGATTGATGGCTTACACATGGGCCGGAATGAGAAAATTGACATGGAAGGAAGTCAAGGAGCTTCACAAGAAGGGCAAGCTGGCCGGATATTACAAATTGTACGAGGATGGAACGGAGGCGGTGATCGACAGTAATTACGATTTTATCGACGACGTCCTGGAACACCAGGAAAGAGGCGGTGAGTTCGGAGAAGAGATTGACACGGTAGACTTGGAAATGGCAGACGGCAAGAAAATAACAGCACCGGCGGTCGTGGACGTATCGGCACTCGGATGTATGGACGAGCTGGAATATGAGATGTGGCACGTGATCGAGGACTACATGGTTCAGTTCGGTATCAGAACACAGGACGACGAGCCGGACTGGGCGACAGTCAAGGCGGTGCAGGATTGTATCTTAAATCAGTTTATAGGCGCAGGAGTCAATTTTAAGTTATTTGATGATGAAACACAGGCTGAGATAAATAAAAGGTTCAGAGAGAAGGAGAATGAGGCAAATGGCAAATAAGAAAAACGAGAAGCTGGAAGTTGTGAAGGTAGCATTGGAAATTGTACTTACCCAGGAAGATATTGACGACATTATGTGCGGAGCATTGGAAGGGGGCATAAATTACTGGTGCGACGAGGCGAAGGTGATGGGCGGCTACCTCGGAGAGTGCGGAAGTGAACAGATTGCAAGAGGCGGTAAGCTGAGACTGCATCTGCCGGAGCCGTTCGACAAAGACGATACGGAGTATTATGAGCTGGACTTAGAGAAGTTTAAGAAGGGAGTTGAACTGTGGGCGATAACACCGGTCGGCTGCAACTGCCTGGAACAGATCGACGGAAAGATCCGATTCGATACCTGCAATGCGGACGCAATCGTGTGTGATGCGATTATCCAGTATGCGCTATTCGGTGATGTGATTTTCGGTTAGGAGGCGAGATTATGGCAGCACTTGCGGTATTAGCATTCCTGGTATTTGTAGGACTGGGAAACAGAAAGTAGGTTAGAGCAATGAGCAAAGGGATTGTAACAGATTATCCGGAGATTTGCTTTATCTGCGGCAGACCATCAGAGGCCGAGCATCATTTGGTGTTCGGCACTGCTGGCAGAGAACTGAGCGAAAAGGATGGATTGAAAGTGCCGGTGTGCAATGATTGTCACAACATGGGAGACATCCTCTGCAGAATACACGGAAACCCGATGGCAGAGAGGATGTCAAAGATAATCGGACAGCTGGCCTGGGAAAAAGAATACGCCCTGCAGAAGGCAGATGAATTTGCAAGGATTATTGATGAAGGCAGGGAGGAAGGCGAAGTAAAACAGATTATCCATAAGGGAGGCAGAGAAGCCTTCCGGAAAAGATATGGATGTTCGTATTTGTAGGAAGGAGGCAGACAGATGTTAGGCGGAGGACCATACGAAGCGACCACCTGCCCGGAATGCGGCAGTACGATATGGAACGGCAGATGCGAAAATCCGGATTGCAAGTATCACTGGCATCCGGAAGGAGAGGAGGACGAGGAAGAATGACATTAAGAGAAAACGCAGCGATACTGGAAACATACCTGCATAATATCCGGAACATCGAAGAGATGCCACCTGGCCCGGCAGAGTTGGATGCGCTGGATGCAGTGGTGGAGGCTATGAAAGCTGCAGTTGAAAATGTGGAGTACGGAGCATTTGCCTGGGACAAGCAGAGAGGCGTGTTTGTTCCAATAGGCAGACCGGTACTAGCGAAACAGCTGTGTTTGAACAGGTACCAGGAGAGAGTAAGAAACGGAGAGATACCGAGCTGGATTGATCCGGAGAAGTTTAAGATTTTGAAGAGAACGGTCGTTGAGATAGCAAGCGACTGGAATTAAGTTTAGGAGGATGAGATTATGCCAAATCATGTAAAGAACGTAGTGAAAATGGAAGGAATTACAAACCTGCCATTATTTGTAGAGGAAGATGGAAAGAAATGCTTTGATTTTAATAAAATTATTCTTATGCCGGAGAGCTTGAATATCGAAAGCGGCTCTATGACAGATGAATGCGCAATGTACTATTTGACAGAAAAATGTACAATTCCAGTAGGATGTCTCGATGCAGAAAAGATGAAAACGGCAAAAGGAATAATTGGCAACCTGTTTTCAAAGCAGGAAGATTGGCTCAGAGAAATCTTTAACAGGGCTATGACGAGAGCCTACAAGGAGACTGAGGCAAAAAAGACAGAGATGTATGAAAAAGGCAAGACATACATTGAAAATTATGAAAAATACGGTTGTACCACATGGTACGACTGGTGTACAAAATACTGGGGTACGAAGTGGAACGCATATAGCAACGAACAGAGGGATGAAGATACGATAGAATTTGAGACAGCCTGGAGTAACCCGGAGCCGGTAATGTTAAAACTGTCAGAAATGTACCCGGAAGCCACAATAGAACATTGGTGGGCGGATGAAGATATGGGAAGCAACGATGGCTACAGAGTTTACAGAGGAGGGGAAATCGTTGAGGGAGACTATTGCGATATGTGCAGCAACGAAGCCTATGAAACATACATGGAGTGCTGGGGCGAGAGCGAATGCTTATACAAGGATGATGAAGGACTGTGGCAGAGAAGAAGTTGCGAAGAATGCCACGGATGCGATTAGGAGGTAAGAAATGAAGAATACATTAGGAGACTTGAATAACCACCTGTTCGCTCAGCTGGAAAAGCTGGGAGACGATGATCTGACAGGAGAAGAGCTGGAAAGTGAGTTAAAGAGAACTGATGCTATATGCGACATTAGTGA